TTGCAACCGCTCTTGGTGGTACAATGTTGCTTGCCGCAGTTGGTATTAAATTGCCAGGAATCGAATATGATATCCAAAAACGAGAAGCTGGATATCGTAAAGTTTTAGTCCATGCTGAAGATGATCCAAAAGCTGGTCAGCCTAAAACTCTTGCTGAGCTATTTAGTTGGGTAAGAGACATTCATTTTAAATCGTATATGCATTATGCTTATTTTAATTTAGCCAGATATAGTTATTTTCAAGGAATGGTTCTTGTTCCTTATTTGGCGCTTGGGCCAACTATTCTTGCCGGTACTATTACTCTTGGCGCATTGCAACAAACAATTCGAGCATTTGGTCGAGTAGAAAGTAGTTTACAATATGTTGTTAAATCTTGGGCAACAGTCGTAGAGCTTATAAGTATATGGAAGAGGTTAAGAGAATTTGAATTATGCATAGCTAAAGGTGAAAAAGGAATATAAAAATGGAAATCATATGGCACATACTATTAATAGTTTGCGCTGGCTCGACATGTCTAGAACAAGATGTGCAACAGTTCGAGACTAAAGTAAAATGTGAAACAGAACTTGTGGAATATGTAGATTCGCCGGCAGATGGCCATTGGGATACAGTTACATATGTGTGTAAACCCCTAGGCTCAGTTTCTTTGTAATATAAATTAGCTATTTACATACACATTAAAATGTGTTATATATAACTATGTAGTTGATGATATTAACTAGATGCATACTGGACTCGGGGGCGGTACCCGACAGCTCCACCATAAGGACATTAATTCATGTCTTTTTGATGGGGCTGAAATAGGATCGACAGATGTTGACGGAAACATGGAGACTATCCCGATCTAAGCTGGGTTAACGCGAAGAACTCTACAAGTGCAAACAATAATTGTGCTCCATCTGGTTACGTTGCAATAGCAGCCTAACACAGGGGGTTGGCGACTTACCTAGCAACAGAAAAGTCGTACATTAAACTTTAAATAAAGAGCGCTTCATAGCTTTTTTTATATAAATATTTCATTAACGTATAGTATATATAATTAAGTAATTAACCAACGGAGAAGATTAATATGACTACTGAAACAGAAGTTGCAGAAGAGCAAAATGTTCAAATCACTATGAACGATCTAATGATCATGAGGGCTGTTATTGATGCGTCGACCCAAGCTGGAATTTTTAAAGCCGCAGATCTTTCTGCAGTTGGTTCAGTGTTTGACAAAGTAAATGGAATCGTCAATGATTTTATTGCTAAAAATCCTCCACCCCAACCTGAAGGTGAAGCAGCAGCAGCTGAATAAATTATTTTTTGTCATGTAAACTTTATAAGGAAACAGCATGGCTAAAAAAAGTAAAACATTACAAGACGATTCTAAGTATGCACATTTAGACACTGATGGAGACGGTGTCGTTTCCGACGAAGAGATGGAGCAAGCAGAAAAAATAATGGACCTTGAAGCAAAACGTGAAAGAATAGAAAACGAAGATAAGAAGGAAGATGCTCAGCGTGGAATGGCATGGTTTGCTCTTGCTGGAATGCTTCTTTATCCATTTGCGGTTTTACTTGCTAACTGGCTTGGTTTACAGTCTGCTCCAAATATTTTAGGTGATATGGCTCCAACATACTTTGTATCGGTTGCGGCAATCGTAGCAGCATTCTATGCTAAAGAAGGTTACACTAAAGGTAAATAAGCCTTTTTAAATAATGTATAGATATAAATGAATTGGCCTTAGCAGGTACACTTGCTAAGGCCCAATAATTATGAAAGGTTTGAAAAATGAAAAGATTAATATATCAAGTTTATGTTGGTAAAAAGTCTAAACTATATGATCATTGCGTAGCTTCAGTAAAAGCATATTGTAAAAAATATGGCATTGATCATGAAGTACAAAAAACCCCAATTCTAATGATTAAGCCTGATGTTTTTCAAACAAATAGAAGTAAAGAATCATATGAAAAATATGGTGGATATTTACCAATCTATGAGAAAGAAAATGCATTCGCATATTTAAAAAGTTACGATCAAGTAGCTATCATCGACGCCGACATATGGATTAGGCCCGATGCTCCAAATATTTTTGAAGACTTAGAAGAAGAATACGCTTTTGGTGGCGTTGTAGAAAGAACTATGCCACTTAATTCAGCTTATAAAAGTAAAATTCAAAACTATTCAAAAATGCAATACGGAAATTTAAAAAGCATAAATTGGAAATGGAATGATTTAGGTGCCGAATTCTTTAACATGGGAATGATGGTGATGAATAAAAAAATCTCTAAATATTTAAGAGGTGAAACGCCAATGCAGTTTATTAGACGTCCAGAGTTTAAACCATTTGTTGATGGTCTCGGTCCATGGAAATGGTCAACAGATCAAACGCTTTTAAATACTTGGGTAAAAGAAGAAAAAATGCCAGTTAAAAATATGGACTGGAAGTGGAACGGTTTATTTACAGCTAATACTAAAATTAAAGAATGCCATTTTGTGCACTTCTTTTTGAAAGATAAGTTGCCTAACCGCGGTGAGAATGTAGATGAACTAAGAAAGTTAGTAGAATAATAAGGAGAATACTAAATGACTGGTGATGATGAACTTAAAAAAAGCTTGCCGTATATAAAAAATTTCCGTAATGCTTTAGATATTGGCTCCTGTGTTGGAAATACTGTAAAAGATTTTTCTACTAAGTTTAAACATGTGTATGGTTGGGAACCTCTTAAAGAAACATACAGCAAGTTAGTAGAAAATACTAAACATTTAGACAATGTTACGTGCTACAACTATGCAGTAGGAGAAAAATCCGAAGAGTTAGAAATTTCTGATCTTAAAAACTCGATAACAAGAAATAAGATTCTTGATAAAGAAGGTGAAAAATTTTTAGCCAACTATGTTAATGGCCGAAATCTGCCTTTGCATCTTTGGTCAAGAGAAACAGTAAAGGTTATTGATATTGACAGCTATAAATTTAATGATATCGATTTCATTAAAATAGACACTGAAGGTTATGTTCTTCCAGTTCTAAAAGGAATAAAAAATACTCTTATAGAAAATAATCATCCACCTTTATTTGTAGAAATAGATAATAGTTTTGGTGGATTACAAGAAGTGTTAGAATGGTTCAAAGAGGTTGGTTACGACAGAGAGTCAGTGGATAAATTAAATTATATTTTTTATAAAAAATGAATATAATATTACAGCACTTTGACGGTGAACTTCGCCCGCTTGATAAACTTTCTATGGCAAATATTCAAGAGTATGCTAAAATGGTTGGTGCTGAATATCAATTAATAAGAGGCAAACCATTTAGAGAACATCTTACATCGCCTTGTCAAAAAGTGCATATGATAAATCGAGAATTTGACGAGTATGACCAAGTTTTAATGTTAGATATTGATATGTTTGCTCCTAAAGATATGAAAACAAATATATTTGATCAAAAGGGAGTGGGTCTCTATAATACTGTGCAAAAAAGATTACATCAGAGACTATCACATTCCCATCCTTTTATATCTAGTATAGATATTCCGTATTGGGGCGGTGCAATTTATAAAATGGATAAAAATTTAAGACGAACTTTAAGAAGTTGTTTAGGTGAAAATGAGCAATGGATGGAGAATTATAATGAGCTTTATAGATATGAAGATGAGGGAATATTTCATACATTAGCCTTTTATGCAGGATTAAAAATTAAACATCCAAATTTAGATAATAAATGGTGTCAGTGTAGTTTTCTGCCTAATCCAGAAAAAGCGGGATTCATTCACATACGAACCAAAATCACACCTGAAGGACCTAAACGAGAAAAAATAGAAAATTATAATGAGTTAGTGGCAAAAGGTATTATATGATGGAAACAAGAAATCCAAATGATTTATTAACACATATGCGATTTGATGTTGTTGTTAAATATTTGTATGCATCAAATTTGTCAAGTGATTATTATAAAAGTATATACAAAGAACATATCCAAAGATGGAATGATTTTTATGAAGGTACACCGAGAAAAAGAGGCTTTGAAGATTTTGACAATGCATTTAAATCGATAATTAATAATACTGTTGATGAGCCAGTTATAGTAAATTCTGTAGGTCATCTTGTAAATGGTGCTCATAGATTAGCAGCAGCATTATATCATCAAAGACCTATTAATACTATTAATACAAATGTTCCTGCACAAAACGATCCTTACTACATTGATCATGATCATAAATTCTTTACTAAAAGGGAATTACCACAATCCATTTTGAAAAGAACAGCCGTAGAATACGCAAAACTAAAATCTAATACACATGTCATTTGTTTATTTCCTATTGCCCATACACGTATGAATGAAGTTATGAATATAATCGATGAATATTCTAATGTGTTTTATCATTCATCTGCAGAATTAAATTCTGAAGGACAACTTGGTTTAATGAAAGAAATATATCTTGCTGAGTCGATCCAACAAAAAGCTGTTACGTCAACCGGTTGGGCAAATGAAGAAGGTATAAGACGAAAAGGGAACCAATGTTTTAGAGGAGA